ACAGGTACTTTAATCAAGCTGTACGCTTCCACATCTTAACTACAATGAACGGCTGTACGTTAGCATTAGTACCACTAGAACCTGTTGTACTGTTAGTAGTAGCTACAGAAATACCAGTTGTGTTTCCATTGGTTGTCCATGAACTACCACCTGATACTGTATTTACACCACTACCTCCAGCTCCATTAACGTCAAATGCAAAAGTATGTGAGTGACCTGGATCTGTAACAGTTGAAGTTGCAGTATGAGTGTGGCTAACAACAACAGCATCTTTAGAACCACCAGTTTCTTCTAGTGTATCAAACAACGCATCAGCAGAATCTAAACCAACTAATACTTTACCAGCTCCGAATGCTGTCCATGTACCAAAACCAAGTAATGTATTAGGATTAGTAGACACACCTGCATTAATATAGATAGAACCTACTGGATATACAGCAGATAACGCAGCAGTCACAAATGCTGTAGTAGCTAGTTGAGTTGTATTAGAACCAGCAGTTGCAGTAGGACCAGCAGGAGTACCAGTAAATGTAGGAGAAGCAATATCTGCTTTAGAACTAATAGCACCTGAGATAGCATTGAACTCGTTATCTATCTCTGTACCCTTAACAATCTTGTTTGAATCGCCTGTAGGCAGTGTGTCTTTAGTAGCAAAGTTAGTTGCTTTTGTGTATGAACTCATAATGTTTTACCTTGTTTAAGGAAGAAGTCGATCTTTTGAATTGATAAAGGAGTACCATCAATGTCAGACTCAAAGCCTAACTGAAGTACAGTACCAGAACCTGATGCTGGAATGTTAGCAATATCTAACGCAATACCATTAGTATAGGTAGCAATGTTGTATTCTGCTGTTCCGTATTCCCATACAGTTACCTGCTGCAGTACAATACCACGAGAGAAATAGTTACGAGTATAATCATAACCCCACTTAATAGCGATAGGCTGAGCAGAACCACCAATAGCAGTTACGTTAATACGCTTAAGGATCTTGTTAGTTGTAGCAGATCCAAAGTCAAAGTAATTAGTAAAGTAAGACATACGATACTTCTCACCGTTGTCTTCGTATAAGTTATACTTACCAATGTATCCAGCTTTACCAATATATAAATCTCTTGCTTGAGTTACGCAGAAAGCTGTAGGAGTAATCTGTTTCCAAATAGTAGTTCTTGCTGCTCCATTCTCTAATACACCTCTAGTATCAAAGCAATAGGTAAAACCTGAACTAGGTAAAGACAATAAATAGAAAGCATCCGTAGGAAAGTAAACAGACTTAATATTCTTAGCTGTCTCAGAATTAACTAAAGTAAGTAACTCATCACGTACATTCTTAGAGATATCTCTGAAGGGTAAAGACTTCTCTTGAATAACACGCTGTAATGAGTGTACACCAGTAGAGGACAAGAACAACAAGTCTGTACCAATAGATGCCACAGAGTCTCTAGCAATACAGCCAACACCTACGATAACATCTTCTAAAGCTAGGTTAGAAGGATCTACAGGATTCTTATAAATAACAATATGCTTATTACAGAAGATAATTAAGAAGCCATTATGATCTGCAATAGCTACAATAGGATCATTGTTAGGAACTACTTCACTAATGTTTAAGTAGCCTGATGTACCTGTCTGCCATTCAGCAGGGTTAAGTAAATCACTGAAGTATACAGTCTGTCTATCTCCAGATATATCTGCAGCCCACACACGACCATAAGCAGTCATCACACAGTTAGGCATGAAGCTAGTTACTGTATGTCCTGAAGGAAGATTAGTAGCAATATCACCTAGTCTTTGGAAGCCATAAGAACCAGTATGAGCATGAGCAGTAGCACCGAGCTTATGATATAGTAAGGTAGGGTGTCCTTCTTGAGCAAGGATAGCATGTCCTGAAGGAGTAGCTCCTGTGTCATAAGGCATACCACTAATCTGCCAGTTGTCATCAGTAATGGTGTAACTAAGATTGGCAGTATCAGTGCCATTACGTACTACAGCTTCAGTTAAAGTAGCTGTACCAGTATATATCTTATTGTTAGCTGCTGAGATAACTACAGTACCATCATCCTTAATAACCTCATAGACGGCTCTAAAAGCCCCTGTAGAGGCTGCAGTAGAGTTCACCTTAGTCCACCCCTTACGAGCACCAATACGTCCGTATCTGTCGATTACGCAGTTATTAGCCTCTAATGCAAATCCACTGTCTAATTGAATAGAGCTATCCTGAGTGTTTAGCCCAGAAAATCCAGGAGCTGCAATCGAGCCTGTGACTAGTTGCTCAGCCATTTAAGTCCAATCCCAGCTTTGTTCTTCAATATAGCGACCTGTCTCAATAGCAATAGCATCGCCAAGAGACTGTAAATATAGAGCATACATCTCACCTGACATAATGCCACCATCTTCACCACGCTCTGCTAAGGCTCTTGCAACAGCATTAAACACTACAGGCTCATGAGGTACTAGGAGTACATCAGAATCAGAAGCTAAAGGTACTTGTGGTTTGATTACGTTGAAACGCACATCATACACACCATCAGGAATAGGATATAAATCTACCTGAGTATCTCCGTTGGAGTTAGTACCATTAAAGTTATAGTAACGAGGAGAACCCTTTTGAGTGCCATTAAGGAGGAATCGCTCATCCATCCACTTAGTAGGGGCATTTAGAACTGTATGATTACTGGTATCATTAAGTACGTCAATGATTCTGAAGCGTTGTCCAGAACCAACAAGTACATAGTTAAAGATGTTGTTTGCAGTTACTGCAGTAAGAGTATCTGATAAGGCATTCCAAGGATAGGCATCTTCTGTTTGACGCTTAGCGTCGTTAACAAATTCACCGATCATCTTAGAATAGGCATTATCAGCTACAGAAGAAACCTCAGTCTCTCGTAGTCTGCGTAACACGCTATTGACAAGTTGAATATAGTTCATGTAGTCCTTGGAATATCAATATATTATAACATACTTTTGCTTAAAAGTCAAGCATTTATTACCACTTTACCTTGTCGCTCCAATACGCAGCAGACATCTTACCTTTAGCAATGTTCTTAGCATGACGGTCTTTGAAGGCTTTATTTCTAGCTGATCCATCAGGACTGCCTTTGACACCCTGTTGACCGAATCTAATGGTCTTAACCTGGTCACCTGACTTAGCCACTACTACGTGAGACTTAGTAGGGTGAGAAGGAGTAGCCTTAGGTTTATTGAACCCTGAAACACCAGCTCTTTCTAATCTAGAATCTTTCTTCATTTCTTCTTCTTTGCAGTCTTAGCTGCATCCTTAAAGTCTTTAGCTGTTGGAGCACCTTTGCTACCTACTTTACGCATCTTCTCGCCAGAGCCTTCAGCGATACGCTTCTTCTTGGCAGCGATATTTGCATACAATCCAGGTTTAGTAGCCACGCATTGATCCCATCTTCTTAGCTGGTTTAGCTTTAGGAGTAGTCATCTTAGCTCCTGTCTTCTGTGCATATGACTTAGCTTCTTTCTTACCCTTAGCTGTGTAAGGGAACTTCTTATCTTTTACCATTGGCATATTATTTCCTTTTCTTTACTTGGGTTTTAGATTTACCTGCTGTACTTAATGCAATAGCAACAGCTTGTTTCTGAGGTCTGCCTTCTTTAACCATCTTAGAGATGTTCTTACTTATTGTCTTCTCTGACTTACCTTTAGCTAGTGGCATGATTAATTTCCATTCTGATAGGCTGTTGATTGAACTATTTCTACGGTTAAAATTACTGACATAGTAGAGCCTGTTTCTGTGGTAACTTTAATATAATCTCCTTCATCCATAACCATTCTACCACTTGAGAACTGTATGTAGTTATTGTTTCCAGAGTTTAAAGTAGTGGAATGAGCAATAGTAATATCTACGTTTTCATTAAAATCATGCCAAACAGCAGTAACTGTCTTTCCTGAGCCAGTGCTATTAGAAATAAACAGTAATGTAATAATAGATTTACATCCTTTAGGTACTGTGTAAACAGTTGTAGGGGTGTTAGCTACAATGTTCTTACCTATTGTTAGTTCTCTCATAGGTGTTTAATAATCCAGTCTTTAAATAAGGTTAAGAAGATACCGATACCAGAAGCAATGAAGGCTACACCGCCTAAGAAGCCTTTGTAACGAGTCATCTCATCTTTTACTTCGTGCATTAGTTTTAGTAGCTCTTTGTGGTTAGCTTCTAAGTCTTCTACCTTAGTCTCAATGACTGCTAATCGTTCGTTCATATCAGCCATATTAGCCTACTAAAGCCTTCACTTCATCTTCGGTTAAGCCCAATTTAGCTAGTTTAGCTAGTGCAGAAGCCTTTGTGTCAATAACTGCTTGTTCATCAGCTTGGGCTTGTGCAGTTACGGCTTGTAAATCGTAAGCTACTTCATTGCCGTCTGCATTGTAAGCAATATCACCTACTGTGCGAGCTACATTAGGGTAAAGTTTATAAATAGCAGAAGTAACATCAATCATCCCGCAATCTCCATTAAAGTAATTGTTGAAACAGATGACTGACTTCCTGCTCCTTGAACATAAACTCGAGCAATATTACCTTGTGAAGAAAGTTGTGTTTTATATGTTGTAGAAGATGTTGTTGCTGGTGAATCCAAATAAGAAATAGCAACTCCTCCTATGACATTGGTTGCTGTTGAGGATGTGTTTCCAGTAATGTCAGTAATAGCAGAAATTGTTGTTGAATTTCTTAATAAATTAAGAGCTAAACTTGTATTTCCTGTATCTTTACCGCATCCATTTTGTTGAACTAAAACAAGAATTTTGCTTGATGCAAACTTAGGAGTAATATTTGCGGTTAATCCTGTATCTGTAAAAGATGAACTAGAAGATGTAACAGCAGTAGCGTAAGTAGCATTGACCACTTGCAATACTTGTCCAGCACTAGCTTGTGTAGTGGAATTGTTAAAGGTTAGACCATTAGTCCCATCAATAATCATGCTCATAATGTCGTTCCTTTGAGTGCTTGTATTTCTGCGGCTTGTGCTTCTACTTTAGCGTTTAGTTCTTGAATAGCTTTAGTAAGTAATGGCACTAAGGAGCTTACATCCACTTGTTGATAAATTGGATTTCCATCTTCATCATTAGCATCTTTTTCACCGTTTACACAATATGGGGCGAATTCT